GGACACTACGTCCCCTTCTTTTTATCTGTACTTTTAAAAAAGTATAAATAGTACTATGGCGACAAAACAAAAATTATTATCGGATATTGGGCTTTCTACAAATGGTGATTTGATTGTCGATGGTAACACTACGATTGCAGGCAACCTCACTGTAAATGGAACAACAATTACAGTTAACTCAACAACTACATCAGTCGCAGACTCAATGCTTGAACTCGCAAATGCAAATACGAGTTCTGACACACTTGACATTGGTTTGTATGGTAATTATGATGATGGTTTATCAGATGGAGGTGCAAGTGAATACACAGGTTTATTCAGAGATGCATCAGATTCTACTTGGAAACTATTCGATGGTTTAGAGGTTGAACCAACTACAACAGTCAACACTTCAGGAACAGGATACGCAAAAGCAGCCTTAGAAGTAGGAGATTTGACTGCAACGACACTTAATGTAACGAATAGTATCACTGGTTCAAACATTGCATATCCAACAACAGATGGAACAAATGGTCAAGTTCTCACAACCAATGGTAGTGGTACACTATCATTTCAGGATGCAGGAACAGGATTAACTTCAGGAACTGCAACAACTACCTCGACATCAGAAACCGATTTAGATTCTTTCTCCGCTTCAACGTATCGATCTGTTAAATATACTATATCGATATCCGATTCTACTGCATCTGAATATCAGATGACTGAGATACATGTATTACATGATGGAAGTAATGCATTCTTCTCTCAGTTTGGTACCGTACTTGCAGGAGGAACTACGGAACTCGCTACATTCTCAGTTGCAATTGAAAGTGGTAATGTGAAACTAAAAATTTCACCTGCTTCAACCAATTCAACTGTATTTAAATATAAAAAAATTGAAATAGATGTTTGATTGAACGTCATACTTTCATAAATAAAAGTATAATAACCCACATTTTGACATAGGACACACGAAAAATGGCAACTAAAAACACATTTGTTATCGAATACGGTTTGACAGTTGGGTCTACGGAAATTATTAACAGTTCAGGTAAATTACAAGCAGCTGCAATCTCAGACTTAGACACCGACAACCTTTCAGAAGGGTCAAGTAATTTGTATTTTTCTACTTCAAGAGTAGACACGCATCTCGCCGATAGTTCTGCATCAAAAACACTTGCAAACGTGCAAATTGATGGAGGTAGTATCTAATGGCAGGAGAAAAGAATTTCATAATCAAGAACGGACTTACGGTTGGTACAACCGAAGTCATTGATAGTTCAGGTAGTATCACTGCAAGTGCAGTAGGAACTGCTTTAGACGAAGCAATTGCAGATAAGATTGGTGGTATCATTCAAGGTTCAGGTTCAACAACTGTAACTTATGATGATACAAACGACACTATCACAATCTCATCAACTGGTAAAACTGAAGAAGAAATTCAAGATATCGTTGGTGCTCAGTTAGTAACTAACGGTTCACATACTAACATTACTGCATCTTACGATGATGCAGGAGACGGTGCAGTTGATTTATCAATTACTGACGCTGCTATCAGAGGAAAGATTTCAGTAACAGATTCAGGTGGAGATGGTTCACTTGCATACGATAACAGTACAGGTGTACTCACTTACACAGGGCCTAGTGCATCAGAAGTACAGGCACATATCACTGCTGGAACTGGTGTTGGAATCAGTTCAGGTGAAGTTAGTATCGGTCAGGCAGTTGGAACTTCAGATAAACCTTCATTCGCAGGTATAACACTTACTGCAGATTCAGACGTAACAGGTCATATCGTACCAAGTGCAGACAACACATACGACTTAGGTTCATCTTCATATACTTGGAGAGATGTGTATGTCGGGCCAGGGTCATTATATGTTAACGGTCAACAAGTAGTATCAGATAGTTCAGGAACAATCGTTGTTTCTGCTGATGCGAACCAAAATGTTAGTGTCCAAACATCAGGTTCAGGTGACGTTGAATTAGACCCAACAGGTTCAGGTAGTATCCAATTAAAAGGGCCGATCTCAGTACAGGCAGGTTCAAACGTTGCTTCATCAGATGGAAATGCAATCTCATTTTCAAACTCAATTGATGTAGATGCAATTGAGTCAAGAAGTGCAGATACAAACCTAGTTCTTACTGCAAACGGAACAGGTGTAGTTGCAGTTAATGATTCACTAACAGTCTCAGGTGACTTAACAGTTTCAGGAACTACAACAACTGTAAACTCAGAAACAATTAACCTTGCAGATAATATCATTGCATTAAACAGTAACTTCACTTCAGGTTCACCTACAGAAGATACAGGTATTAGTGTCACTAGAGGTGGTTCTACTGCTAAGACACTTCTTTGGGACGAAACAAATGACAAATGGACAGTAGGTTCAGAAACTTTTGTTGCAGGAACATTCGAAGGTAACCTAACTGGTAATGTAACTGGAACAGTTTCAGATGTGTCAAACCATGATACAGACGATGTTTCAGAAGGGTCATCCAACTTGTATTATACTGATACAAGAGCGAGAGCTGCAATTACTGTAACTGACGCTGGTGGAGATGGTTCACTTGCATACAGTGGTGGAACAATTACATACACAGGGCCAAGTGCTGCTGAAGTAAGAGCTCATATCACTGCAGGAACTGGTGTTTCAATCAGTTCAGGTGAAGTTGCAATCGGTCAGGCAGTATCAACATCATCAAACGTAGAATTTACACAAATTACTACAAACTACGCAAATAACAGTGGTGGTGTTGCAAGGAATGTGTATCAATCAACCTCTGCTCCAACTTCTTCAGATGGTGCAGTTGGTGATTTGTGGATTTTATACTCCTAATAAATAGGAGTATATTTTAGAGGATTAAAGGTAAATGGCATCAGGTAATCAAAGCGTAAAAACACCTACAGGTTGGAATGCAACTAGGGGTGCATGGGTAAAGACTCCCACAGCATGGAAAGCAGTTGATCAGATTTATATTAAGACACCTACAGGGTGGAATAATGCATCAGGTCAAGAAGCAACTCAAAATCCTTATCCTTACATTGCAAACAGTCAGACGCCTTATATTGCTAACGCACAACAACCTTATCCTTACATTGCAAACGCACAAACACCTTACATTGCAAACGCAAGACAACCTGCAGAATATCAGAATCCAGTAAATGCACAAGAACCTAATATAAGGAACGCACAAACACCTTTCACGTATCAGGCAACAGGTCGATCACCATTTACGTATCAACATAGGTCACCATTTACGTATCAACATAGGTCACCATTTACGTATCAACACAGATCACCGTTTACCTATAACCATAGGTCTCCATTTACATATAGAAACCCTGTAAATGCACAACAACCTAATATAAGAAACGGACAAACACCATTTACGTATGATGCTAGATATCCTGCAAATGCTAGATATCCTGCAAACGGTCAAACACCATTTACGTATAATGCTAGATATCCTGCAAACGCAAGACAACCAGTTGCATTTAGGTCTCCTTTCACATATCGAGTACCTTATATTGCTAACGCAAGACAACCAGTTGCATTTAGATCACCGTTTACATATAGGGTGCCTTATATTGCAAACGCAAGACAACCTAGTTCTTCGCAACAACCGTATACATATCCTTTCCGTTTCTTAGCAGTTTACTTCTACGGTGGAGGAGGATGTTTCGCTGCTGGAACACAAGTTTGGATGGGTGACACTTCAATGACACCTATAGAAAACATCCAAGTGGGTGATGTGGTGTATTCACTTAATCTAGAAAGTAACGAACTGGAAAGAGTAAGTGTATCAAATGTCATGGAACCAAGAGAGTGTAAAGTTTATAAACTACAACTTACAGACGGTGGGTGGTTAAAAGTAACAGGTGGTCATCCATTCTATGTTGAAGATCAGGGATGGAAGGTTATTAATTTAGAAGATTGGAATAAAGAAGTAGAATTAGGACATGCCGATGACATGAAAGAAGTCAACGGAGAATTGCAGATCGGTGATGCAATTAAAGACATCAACAATGCAATTTTAAAACAAAATTTATCAGAGTCAATTATTGAATCTATAGAAGAAGCAGATGAAGAGATGGTTTATCACTTTGGTGTAGACAGTCCACATCATAACTTCTTTGCAAATAGTTTAATGGTTCATAATATTAGTACGAAATAATGAGAGGAATTAAGTAAGATGGCAACAGGTTTCCACAGACAATCGATGCAAGGTCAGGCTCGTGCCACGGTCAACAGCCAAGCACCGTTTACTTACAACGCAAGATATCCTGCGAATGCTCAACAGCCTGTAACTTATCAGTCTCCTTTCACATACAGTGCAAGGTACCCTGCTAACGCACAACAACCTGTGACTTATCAGTCACCTTTCACATATCGTGTTCCTTATATTGCGAATGCGAGACAACCTTTTACATATAGAGTGCCATTTACATATAGGGTTCCATATCGTGCAAATGCAAGACAACCGTTTACATATAACTATAGGTCACCATTTACATATAGAAATCCAGTAAATGCACAAGAACCTAATATTAGGAATGCACAAGAACCTAACATTAGAAATGGACAACAACCTACTATTAAGAATGCACAGGAACCTAACATTAGGGATGCACAACAACCGTATCCTTATATTGCAAACGCAAGACAACCTTCTACATATAATCACAGGTCGCCGTTTACATATAGAAATCCTTCGAACTCGCAGACACCGTTCACATATCAAAACAGACAACCTAGTACGTATGCGAGACAAGGTCAAACACCTTTCACATATCAGAACAGACAACCTGCAACGTATGCTAGACAAGGTAGAACTCCTGTCGCAAGATGGGATGGTGTATTGTCACAACAGTGGCCAGCAACACCGATTACATAGTAACTAAATACTAATAAATCACAGTTTATATTATGAGTAATTTTATTAAAATAGAATCCGTATCCCAAGCAAAAGAAGAACTAGCAGGTAAAACTGACTGGAAAGATACCTATTATCATTTTGGGTCACTTCAATTAGATCAAGAATACAAGGATAAAGAAACATACGCAATTCTTAAATATGTTTTTGAAGAAATTATACCCCCTATAAAAATTTTTAAATGGGGAGATTTTGAGAAAGAACGAAAAAGAGAAAAGTGGTCTTTGTTCAATGGACTAAAAAACGAATCACCATGTTATCATAAATTCTTACCAGTAGGATGGACTGAAAAACCTCGTCCCAATCATGAAAATCAAATTGCAGGTATGGATACAGTCGATACAAATGGTGAGTATATTGATTTAAGAGATCATGTCAATGAACAAGAATATGCATTATCCAAACGAGATTTAGAATCTTTAAACTCAATGTATTACCATAGTGCAAAGGCACATTGGTTAATACACAGTATACAAGAAGATGGTCTTTGGGCACCTATACAAGGACAAGTAATAGAATTAGTTAAAGATAGTAGATATCAACTAAGAATTCATCCAGGCTCTATACGTTCAGGTTGTTTTGAAGAGATGGGTGACCCTGATATGGAATTGTGTATTACAGATGCATACGACACCATCGATCAAGAACCCATTGGATTCGAAGATTTCATGGAGTATTGGAAAACCAAATTAAGTCTACGAGAAGACCTTGGACAAAGAATGGGTATGGGTGGACACTATAATGTGTCATTCACACTGATACAGGGTGCATTAGAATATAACAGTAACCTGATGAATGTGCAAGAGTTCAGACCAAAAATTTACAATTGGAATAAAAAGGTTCATAGTTTAAGTAAAGGTAAACCATTAAACATTTACATTGGTTACGATAGTAGACATGGTAACCTCGCAGAAGTATCTAAAATTTCTATTGAACAAAGTATTTTTAAAGATACAGGTGCAGGACATTTAATTAATGAAATAAGATACGAACCTGAAATAAAACTATTAGATGTATCAAAGATACCTGAATATACTAGAGAGTATGCAAATCAATCAACAGAGTTTACATACAGTAGGTTTTTAATTCCTTACTTAGAAAATTACGAGGGTTTTAGTATTTTCATAGATGATGATTTTATTTTTGAAAAAACTTTATTACCTATGTTCTATTATCTACATCCTGATGATGCAGTTGCATGTATTCAGTATCCTCAATATAAACATGATGAAACTAAGTTTAACGGAGAAGTGAACATAGACTATCCAAAAAAATTATGGTCTAGTATGATGATATTTAATAATGGTCATGAAGATTGTAAAAAACTTACACCTGAAACAGTGAACACTTGGACAGGTAAACAACTCCATCAGTTTGAATGGACTGATAAGATCAGTAAGATTCCTGAGAAATACATATTTGTAGAAGGATATGATGACCCTGATGTTAAGTGGGATTTCAGTGGTATCCATTATACTAGGGGAGGCCCTTGGGTAGAAGGTATGGATTGTGACCACATAAATAATTTAGACATCTATAAAAAATGGAGAGTACTTGCTTGACAAAAAGTCAATGACAGGTTATAATATGAAAGAGGTATTTAATAAATGAAAAGTGAATTAATATTTACAGAAGACGGTAATCTACAAATCACTAAACCTAATGGTTTGAGATACAGTTTTGACAATTGCGATGCACCTGACTTGGGTTTTGATTATGAAATGTTAGTGTACGCAGACTTAGAAATTAAGATTGTAAAATGGAAAGATGGTGTAGATTTTGAAAAACAAGATGCACTTCCCTTAACAGATGAAGAAAAGGATGCGATTGAACTATACATTGAAAACTCTGAACCACCTATCGGTTTTAATTTAAATCAACAACACAAACAAGAAATCAATAATATTTGTCATGAATTCATTAAAGAGGTTGTGCATAGATACGGTTTTGATGATTTGATTGAAGTTGTTTTTGCAGGTAGAGAAGGGTCTTCACATCCTAGAAGGTCAGCGGCCAGAAGAGTTGCAGAATATGCTGATGCAGTGTGGTGTTGTTATGTACAAATCGAAGATGAAATTAATAACACTAGAGAGGATTTCTTAAAGGAAGTAGATGACTACTGTGTTGTTATACCAACACCGTTACTTGCTCCTGACTCTTATATGGAAACGCAGGGAAATGGTCAAACAGGATGATGATCAATTAGAGGTCGTCTACTTAGACGAACCTTTTAAAATTTGCGAGTTGCCTTTAGATAAAGTTTATGTAATAGATAATTATTTAAGTGATGAACTTCATCACCACATAGACAACCTATTTACTAGAACATCAATTTGGTCTAAAACCAATCAAGTCGGTGGAGACAATCCTACAGGATTACCCATGCATTCTTTTTGGGGTGCAAGTTTTCTTCGTGGGGACAATCTTGAAGGAGATATTGATCGTTTAGATGCAGTCGTTCCGATTTGGTTTAATAGAAAACTTCAAACAGATTTTGAATTTGAGTGGGTTAGATTTCAGTATGCAGGTTTAAATTCTCAAACACATGGATGTCATGGAACTACACACTCAGATTGTGATGATCATGATGATTGGAACTTATCTTTTTTATATTATTATAACAGATTTTGGAACCCTAAATGGGGTGGTACATTAAGAATTTATGATTCACCACAACAGGGTCTTCAAGGAAGAAACGAACATATTAAAAACCATCAAATTGCAGAAGTGGAATTTGTACCAAATCGTTTAGTTTTATTTGATGGTAGAATACCTCATGGTGCAGATGCACCAAATGAAAGTGCAAGATACATGGATAGACGTTCCATAGTAATCAGAGGAGACGAGGTTAAATTAACAGACAGGAGGACGAAGTACAGTGCCGACGATAGAATTCCATTCATACGATACGGACACGGTTAAGAACTTTAGACCAGTTCTTGCGAAAACGGTTCAACCTGAGTGGTGGAAAACCCTCAAGGTTGGTATGGATGTACATGGAAAACGTATAACAACAGTACGTGCCTGTCCTGCAATGGATGACTGGTTAAAGATGGGATGGTATCTCGTTGCAAATAGAGATATGGAAGTTAACTGTGGTGTAGGAACAGATTCCGATTCAACAGAGTTCTATACTAAAGATAAGAACGATGGTTATGCATCACCTTCACATAATCATACACAAATGGGAAATGCATTTGAATACATGGGTACTCATGGCCCTGTCAATGATGCATTCAAAATGAGAAACCCTTGGAACATTGTTACACCTCCAGGCTATTCATGTTTCTACTTAGACCCCTTCTTATTTCAGAATCAATACTTTGCAACATGGCAAGGAATTATTGATACTGATACATTTAACAGTAACATGGATAATGCACAAATCATATTTTATCCAAAGGTACAGAAATCATTTACCATTAAGGAAGGTACACCACTATGTCAGGTTGTACCTTTCAAAAGAGAAGAATGGAATGCATCGTACATGCAGTTCGACCATCAAACATTTCAAGAGAATCGTTCTAGTGTGACAACTCACTTAGATGGTAAATATGCAAAATCTATGGATGAGTGGGGTCGACATAAGGGGTTGAGTGATGAAGAAAGAAATGTATCATTACAAATGGGTGCATATAGAAAAGGTGAATACTGGCAACCGAAGGGTAAGTTTTATAAAGAAGAATCACCACCACCTGAATGTCCTTTTCATAAAGTTGTAAGTGAAGAAACAGAAAACCAATTGGAGTTAGATTTAGATAATGGCAGTTAGATTATTATTTCCAAACTTTGTATTTGAGAAGGATTTATTAGACCCTGAACTAGATCAACGTAGAGGTGTCACTGAAGACTATCTTAAAATGTGCAGAGATGCAATGGATGGTATGAGAAAGAGAGACCCTGCTGGTAGACAAGTATCTAACCAATATACAGGATGGCAATCAGTAGATGGTTGTGAATCAAATCCTGCACTTAGTCAATTGATGAGAAAGATAGAACAACAATTTAAAGATGAGGTTTTACCGTTTCATCGTATAGACCAAACTAAGTGTACAGTAAATATAGGTAACTCATGGGCTAATATTAACGATTTTTCTGCATGGAATGCTCCACACTTACATAATGGTTGTTGGTATAGTGGTGTATTTTACGTTCATGCAGAGGGTGATGAAGGATGCATTTCATTAATAGATAAAGACACAAAGGTGGTTTCTGACCATCCTAATTCACCTAGGTTTAGAATGAGTCATAATATCGAACCAAGAAGTGGAAGGTTAATTCTGTTCCCAAGTGGTTTGATGCACATGGTTGAACCTAACATGAGTAACAAAGATCGTTATAGTATCTCATTTAATATGGAAGTAAAATACCATCATCCTGATGGAAGTAATTGTAGTAATTTTGACCACGACCCTGATGAATTTCTATTTGAAATAGACTCAGAGGGGAACCCAATCTTCTAAATAGTATGTATGGAAGTAACTGTAAACCCTGAATTTTTGTGGCACGTATTCATCACGGCTGTCGTTTTCCCACTTGGATTTTTAGTGAGGTCTGTTCTCGCAGAGCAGAAAAGAATCGATATACTTCTTAATAAAACAAGAGAAGAGATTGCAAAAGAGTATGTAACAAGGGAAGAGATAGAAGCAGACTTCCAAAGAATGATGAGTACGATAGAACGAATAGACGAAAAGATAGACAGATTACAGTCGAGAACTTACTTCCAAGATTAAAATTCGCATAAATAGTAGTAACACATTTAATTAATGGAATACTACTATGTCAGAACCAAATAGCAAATCAGCACTAAAAGAGTATATCAAGAGAAGGCTTGGTGCGCCTGTACTCGAAATAAACGTTGATGACGATCAATTCGACGATAGAATTGATGAAGCACTCCAATATTTCAGAGAGTATCACTATGATGGTTCAATCAAAACGTATCTAAAACATCAGATTACTAACACCAAGAAAACTGCAATGAAGACTAATGAGTCATTCACTGCAACACCTGCTGGTACACACGATTACACTAATGAAGTGTCAGAACATCAAAAGAATTACATCGTGTTACCTGAACATGTTCTTGCAGTGATTAACATATTCCCATTTAATGATAAACACAATATGAATATGTTTGATCTTAGGTATCAATTAAGATTGAATGATTTATGGGATTTAACGTCAACAAATATTTTATATTACGAACAAGTACAACAACACATCAATATGTTAGATCATATACTTGTCGGTAGAACACCAATTAGATATAACACTCACATGAATAGATTATATCTAGATATGGATTTAGATGCAATCAATGATGATGAGTATTTAATCATAGAATGTTATCGTAAATTAGACCCCTCAGACTTTACAGATATCTATAATGATATGTGGTTGAAACGATATGCAACTGCATTAGTTAAGTATCAATGGGGAGAAAACCTTTCTAAGTTCCAAGGTATACCACTGCCTGGCGGTGTGACACTTGACGGTTCACAAATGAAACAAGAAGCGCAAGAGGAGATACAGAGACTGGAAGAAGAATCAAGATTAAATTATGAAATGCCTGTGATGGATATGATAGGATAATTATGCCAACTAATGTATATTTTAACCATGCAGTCCAAACTGAACAACATCTTTACGAAGATTTAGTTGTTGAATCATTACGATTCTATGGACACGAATGTTTCTACTTACCTAGAGAAGTAGTCGAAGAGGACTCTATACTAGGAGAGGACATTCAATCAATCTATGGAGATGCATACAGTGTTGAAATGTATATTGAAAACACAGAAGGTTTCGAAGGAGAAGGAGACCTTTTCAGTAAGTTTGGTGTACAAGTAAGAGACCAAGCCACGTTTGTTTTATCTTTACGTTCATGGGAAAGGTTCATTTCCTTAGATAGTAACCTTGCAACGTCACTCAGACCAAATGAAGGTGATCTAATCTATTTTCCTATGTCAGGTTCATTATTTGAAATCAAGTTTGTAGAACACGAAAATCCTTTCTATCAAGTTGGTAAACTGTTTGTGTTTAAACTTCAATGTGAATTGTTTGAATATAGTGGAGAAGATTTCGATACTGGTAACACATTCATTGATCTTGTTGAAGATCAACAAGCATATTCAATTGAACTTACAATGGATGCAACAGGAACTGGAACATACTACGCAAATGAAAATGTTACACTTAATAGTGTCGTAGTAGGTGAAGTTGTATCGTGGGTTGCATCTACTAGAAAACTTACAATCAAAGATAACACTAGAACACTACAAGTTGGAGACACACTTGTAGGTGCAGACAATGGTGCATCATACGACATCTTAACAATTACAGATATCATGACTATGAGTAATGACCCTAACGCACAGAACAAAGAGTTTGAAGATAAAGACACATCTTACTTAGACTTTAGTGAAACGAATCCATTTGGAGAACCGTAATGTTTGGTACATATTTTTATAATGAGACTATCAAAAGATCAATTTCTATATTCGGTACTCTCTTTAATAACATCAAAGTTAAGAAAACAAAATCAGATGGTACTGTTTTAACAGAACAATTGGTACCTATTTCATACGGCCCTAAACAGAAGTTTTTACAGAGACTTGCAGAAGAACCTAATCTTTCTGATGGTAACAGGACTGCAATCTCTCTTCCACGTATGGCATTTCAACTAGCAGGTTTTGAATATGATGCAACTAGACAACAAAACAAAATTATCAGACATGGTAAATCAACACTAGAATCTGATGGAGTTAATAGAGGGTTTCAATATCAACCTGCACCATATAATCTAAACTTCTCACTAAGTGTTCTTGCAAAGAATGCTATAGATGCATTACAAATTGTAGAACAAATTCTACCATACTTTCAACCTGAATACACGGTCACTATGAAAATGATCGATGATATGTCTGACACTAGGGATGTTCCTATTGTTTTAAATTCAGTAAGTATGGATGATCAGTACGAAGGGACATTCGAAGAGAGAAGAGTTATTGAATATACACTAGACTTTACAATGAAGATATACTTCTTCGGCCCTGTAAGTACTGGTAAGATTATTACAAATGTTATTGAAAGAGATTATATCAATAGTGCAACAGGGTTATTTACAACGTCACAAATCAGTTCATCAGGTCTAGTAAAAGAAGTTAAACACTATGAACCTGCATTTGCAGAAGTATCTAACGCAGTTTCTAACTCAACAACTATTACTTTTTCAAGTGCAATAAATAGTAAGATAAGTGCATCAGATGAAGTTTTTGGAACAAACTTATCAACGAATCCAACTATTACATCGATTGCAACAGATAGATTATCAATGGTAGTGAGTAATGCAGTGACACTAGATGCAGACACTACATTGAAGTTTGTAGGTTCGGTTGACCCAACAGATACATTTGTTGTCGCAGAGACGGTAACATTTTATGATGATGGCGCACCATCTACATTCCAAGAAGACATAGATAGTGATGCAGTTTAATTATGACAGACAAAGTAGATCAACAACTCAATGATCTGTTAGATATTAGTTCTGATATTAAGGAAAAGACAGACTTAGTCAAACTTCCTGCAAGAACAGAGAATATTGAAACAGATTACAAATATGCCAGAGAGAATCTTTATAATCTCGTAGAGAGAGGACAAGATGCAATCGATGGTATCTTAGAACTATCCAAAGAAACGGAACATCCACGTGCATACGAAGTTGCAGGACAATTAATTAAAACAGTGGGTGAGACTGCAGAAAAACTTATTGATCTACAAAGTAAATTAAAGAAACTAGAAGGTGAAGATGCACCAAAGACACAACACAATCATCTATATGTGGGGTCAACATCTGACTTGCAGAAGTTTCTGAAAAAGAATAAAGACTAATGGTACAACCTAAGAATGAGGGTTATCTCGGTAATAACTTAATCAAACGTTCTGGCATCAACCACCAGTATACCGAAGAAGAATTAAAAGAGTACTTGAAGTGTACTAAAGACCCTTGTTATTTCATTCAATCTTACACTCAAATTATATCACTTGACGAAGGTTTAGTTCCTTTTGAACTTCGTGGATATCAAGAAAAATTAATCAATCATTATAATTCAAACAGATTTAATGTTGTTCTCGCATCACGTCAGAGTGGTAAATCAATTACATCTTGTGCATATCTATTATGGTATTTGTTGTTCAATCCTGAAGTTACAGTTGCTATACTTGCAAACAAAGGTGCAATTGCAAGGGAGATGATTGCACGTCTCGTTACTATGTTAGAGTCTGTTCCATTCTTTCTGCAGCCTGGAGTTAAGATTCTTAACAAAGGTTCGATAGAATTCGGTAATGATTCTAAAGTAGTCGCAGCCGCAACATCTTCTAGTTCGATTCGTGGTATGTCAATCAACTTACTATATCTCGATGAGTTTGCATTCGTAGAAGGTGCAGAAGAGTTCTATACTGCAACATATCCAGTGGTAACCTCAGGTAAAGACTCAAAGGTTATTATTACATCTACTGCAAATGGTGTGGGTAATATGTTCCATAAGATATATGAATCTGCAGTTCACGGACAATCAGAGTATAAACATTTTACAATTAATTGGTACGATGTGCCAGGCAGAGATGAAGAATGGAAGAAGATGACCATTGCAAATACCTCTGAGGCGCAATTTGAACAGGAATACGGTAATAGTTTCTTAGGGACAGGTGCAACCCTTATCAACGCAGATACGCTCTTAGGAATGCGAGCAAGAGACCATGAGTGGGGTAAAGACGGTGTAAAAGTCTATGAGTTACCTCAACCTGAGCATAACTATGTCTGTACAGTAGACGTGTCCTCAGGACGTGGTATGGACTATTCTACGTTCACCGTAGTCGATGTATCTGCGAAACCGTTCAGACAGGTGTTAACATATAGAGATAATATGATTTCATCGCTCTTGTTACCTGACATAATTAATAAATACGTAAGACCGTATAATGAAGCATTAGTTATTATAGAAAACAATGCAGAAGGTTCTACGGTTGCAACACAGTTGCATTTTGACATTGAATACCCTAACGTATTTGCACAGGGTCTTCAAAAGGCGTCTGATATTGGTATAACGATGAACAGACGTATAAAAAGAATTGGGTGTTCTACACTCAAAGAACTTTTAGAAGAAAACAGATTACTTCTATGTGATAGAGCAACTATTACAGAATTAATGACATTTGTTATTAAGGGTAATAGTTATGAGGCAGATAGAGGTTATAATGATGACACAGTGATGAATTTAGTTTTATTCAGTTGGTTTGTAACAACAGAACAATTTACATTTCTAACTGATCGTGCAGTAAAGGATTTATTGTACTCAGAACAACAAAAACTAATTGAAGATGATCTGTTACCCCCAGGCTTCTTCCATCAAGAGGATGAATCTAGTAATTCATTTGTAGATGTGAATGGAGATAGATGGTTTACAGACACATAATAGTAACGTTAAAAGTAATAAACTTATAAATAAAACAGTAAGAAAACTTTTTACATTAACAGGAGAAAAAGTATGGCATTTCAAGTATCACCAGGCGTACAGGTCTCAGAGATAGACCTTACAAATGTTGTACCTGCAGTTTCTTCCACGGTTGGAGGATTTGCTGGTACATTTCAATGGGGCCCTGTTGATGAAGTAGTAACAGTTTCAGATGCGAAAAGTTTAGTCGACATTTTCTACGAACCTGCAAATACAGATGCTTCAGCAGAAGACTTCTATTCAGCAGAATCGTTCCTGAAATATGGTTCAGCACTACGAGTTATCAGATTAAACAACTCAGGGTTGTATAACTCTAACTCAAGTGGTGGGACTCAACTTATCAAAAATGATACAGACTACCAAAATATTGCCAGAGATGGTGCATTGAGTGGGACTACAGGTCAATGGACTGCAAGATTTGCTGGTGCTTTAGGTAATTCACTTAAAGTTTCAGTATGTCCATCTGCAAATGCGTATTTCAACGCAGGTGTAGGTGCAGTTGCAGGAAATGAGGCTGAAGGTAACACATCAATTTCTGTTGGTGCAGGAGAAGGTGCTTCTTTCAATGTTAGAGATATCATTGAATTTGACCAAGTAGGTCATAATACACAGTACCGTATTACTGCAATCGCAACAGATTCATTAACTATCGAAGCAATAGGACAACCTACTGGAACAGGACTTACAGTTGCTGTTTCTGCGGCGACTAACGTCAATAGGTATTGGGAGTTCTACAACATTTTCAACAAAGCTCCAGCAAAGTCTGCATCTGCATTATCAGCAGGTGGTTCAGACGACGAAATACACGTAGTGGTTGTCGATGAGGATGGAACAATTTCAGGTACTGCTAACACAGTATTGGAATCGTATCCTTTTGTATCCCTTGCATCTGACTCAAAAGATTCAAATGGAAACTCTAATTATTACAGAGATGTAATCGAAAGAGATTCACAGTGGGTTTATTGGACAGCGCATACAACATCAACTCACACTACAGTTAACGAACATAGAACACATGTACAGTCAGCTACAACAGCATTCGGAAGACCTTCTGCAGTAAATAACTCATCATTGAGTTCAGGTTCAGATGGTACAGAACCAACTGCTGGGACTATCTACGGTGCATGGCAAGATCATTTTGAAGATGCATCTGCATCTGACATCTCGTTCTTGATCGTAGGTTCAACTAGAACAGACAACGGTGATAGTTTAGCAGATTGGACAACTATCATCAACCAAGGTATTCAACTTTGTGAAACAAGAAAGGATTGTATCCTTGTTGCATCACCAATGAAGAAAGACGTTTTGGGTACTGCAAACAGTGAAGCAAATCACTTTGCACCTACATCTGAAAATAACAGATTGAAAAACGTTATTGCAACAGTAGATACTGCAACAAGTTCATCATACGTTGTATTCGATTCAACTTGGGTTTATCAGTACGATAGATTCAATGACAGATATTGTTACATACCTGCAAACCCCCATACTGCAGGGATTATGGCACGATCTGACTTGTTAAGAGACCCATGGTACTCACCTGCAGGTTTCTCAAGAGGACAATACTTAGGTATTACAAAACTTGCTTTCAATCCAAGAAAATCATCTAGAGATGACCTTTATCGTGCAAGAGTTAACCCAGTGGTTACTTTCGCAGGACAAGGTACAGTTCTCTTCGGTGATAAAACAGGATTGTCAACAACAAGTGCATTCGACAGAATTAACGTCAGAAGACTCTTCATCGTATTGGAGAAAGCAATCGCAACTGCCGCTCAAGCACAACTCTTTGAATTCAATGATGCATTCACAAGAGCTCAGTTTAGAAGTGCAGTAGAACCTTTCCTAAGAGATGTGAAGAATAGAAGAGGTTTGGTAGACTTCTCAGTAGTTTGTGATGAAACAAACAACACAGATTCAGTTATCGATAGAAACGAATTTGTTTGTTCAATCTTCATCAAACCTGCTAAGTCAATTAACTTTGTAACATTAAACTTCGTCGCAACACGTTCAGGTGTTGAGTTTGAAGAAGTATACGGTGCAGTTTAAGGAGATTAGATAAATGGCAACAATAGACCAATTTAAAGCACAATTGATCGGTGGAGGCCCACGTGCTAACCGATTTAGAGTGTTCTTACCACGTGCTGGTAATAAGATCGAATTCCTGTGTAAAGCTGCACAAATTCCACCTGCAACAGTTGGAGTGGTACCTGTAAACTTTAGAGGTCACATTCTTAAACTCGCAGGGGACAGAACCTTCGAACCATGGAGTGTTACTATCATTAATGATGTAGAATTCTCTGCAAGAACAGCCTTAGAAGGTTGGCAACAAGAGATTCAAGCATTAGATAGTGGTGAAGGTGCAACTGACACAGATTACTTATTATCACGTGCATTTGTAGAACAACTTAATAAAGACGACTCAGTACTGGCGAGATACGAATTCTTTAACATGTTCCCTTCTAACATTGGTGCAATCGAACTTTCATACGAATCAGTCGATGCATTAGAAGAGTTCACAGTTGATTTTGAATTCTCTCACTGGGACAGAGTAGTCTAAAAACAGTGAAGAATACCCTTTTTAGGGTGTTATAAATATCAGTATGGAATTATTTGGGTTTGAAATAACTCGTAAAAAAGACGAGTTAAGGGCAACGGAGGTCAAAGGGCCTTCGTTTGTTCCACCTGTAGACGATGACGGAACACCAGTCATACAGTCACAGCCAGGCGGATTTATCACTGGTGGTGCGTATGGTTCGTATGTCGACATGGAAGGTGGTATCAAGAATGAGGCAGAACTCATTCGAAGATATCGTGAAGTGTCGTTAATACCTGAGTGTGATTCTGCAATCGAAGACATTATAAATGAGTGTATCACATCTGATTCGGCAGATAGGATTGTTTCACTCGATCTCAGAGATGTTAAACTCTCTGATAGTATCAAGACTAAGATACAAGACGAGTTTGCATACATCCTATCTTTAATGAAGTTCAATCAGAACTCTCATGAAATTTTCAGAAAGTGGTACGTTGACGGTAGAATTTATCTGCATAAGGTAGTGAATTCTAATCGTCAAAAGGCTGGTATTGTAGATTTACGTATCATTGACCCTTTAAAAATTAAAAAGGTACGTAACGTAGAGAAAGAAAAAGATAGAAAGGGTATTGAAAAGATTAAGAAGGTAGAAGAGTTCTACGTTTTTAATGATAAAGGTTTTGATAAAACAGGTGGTACAGAAGGTGCTACCTTAAAAATTGCACCTGAGGCAGTTACATATACAACCTCAGGTCTTTTAGATTACACTAAGAATGTTGTAATCGGATACCTTCACAAAGCATTGAAGACTGCAAATCAGTTATCAATGATGGAGGATGCACTTGTTATCTATAGAATATCAAGAGCACCTGAAAGAAGGATTTTCTACATTGATGTAGGTAACCTTCCAAAGGCAAAGGCAGAACAGTATCTTGCCGATGTTATGAACAAGTACAGAAACAAACTTGTTTATAATGCAGATACTGGTGAGATCAAGGATGATCGCAAACACATGTCGATGTTAGAGGATTTTTGGTTACCACGTAGAGAAGGTGGAAGAGGTACAGAGATAAGTACACTTCCAGGCGGACAGAATTTATCAGAGATTGAAGATATAGAATACTTCAAGAAGAAACTATATCAATCACTGAATGTCCCTAGAACTAGATTAGAAGCAGACAATGGTTTTAACATGGGTCGTGCATCTGAGATTTCTAGAGACGAATTGAAGTTTAATAAGTTTACTAATAGACTTCAAAAGAAATTTGCAAGAGTGTTCATAGATGTATTAAGAACACAACTTGTATTGAAGGATGTAGTCTCTGCAGAAGAGTTTGATGGTATCAAAGACTTCATGCAGTTTGATTTCGCAACTGACAACCACTTTACAGAGTTGAAGGATGCAGAAATCATAAGAGAAAGACTTGATACGTTGAGTCAGGCTCAAGAATACGTTGGTAAATATTATAGTCATGAGTATATACGTAAGTATATTCTCAGACAAACAGAAGACGAAATCGCAGTCCTCGACAAACAAATCGAGACCGAAAAGGCAGAGGGTGGTGACGAAGACGACGATGATTTCGGAGGATTTTAATAAATGAGTGATAATGCAAGAAAAGTTGTAGACCATATCGAAAAAGGTCAATGGAACGATGCAAAAGAAGCTGCCTTTGATGGTATCAAACAGAAGGCTGCTGACGCTGTTGACATGAAACGAGTTGAGAAACAAGTAGACTGGATGGACAATCCAACAACTGAAGGTGACGATTCCGAATGAAAACTTTCGCATCTATATCTAAAGAATTGAACGAAGCAAAGTTCAAGGCACCTAGAGGTGAAAAAGAGGTTAAGAGAGATATAGAAAAAGTCGGTGGGAAGAAGATAGAGATAGTCTATACCCAAGACAAAAAGGGTAAGATACATGTCTACCTGAACGGTGATGATTTCACTGGAGGTAACCCTTATAAAGACATGAAAACGGCAGAAAAAGAAACAAAAGACATGAAAAAAATCATGTTACAAATGTCGTATGACGGAATTAAAACTGGAGATTTACTAGATGAAATTAATATCAGAATTTAATGATTACGGTGTACAACCTGTAATCATCGAACAAAACGAAGATGGTAAGAAAGATTACTTCATCGAAGGTGTCTTCATGCAGTCAGAAATTAAGAACAGAAATGGACGTGTTTACCCTAAAGAAGTAATGCAGAAAGAGGTAAAACGTTATGTAAAAGAATTCGTTGAGAAAGATCGTGCATTCGGTGAGTTGGGACATCCTGACGGCCCTACGATTAATCTTGACAAAGTGTCGCACATGATCACTAAATTAGAAGAAGATGGTGATAACTATGTGGGACGTGCAAAGATTTTAAGTACACCAAATGGTAATATTGTTAAAAATCTTATCGATGATGGTGCAAAGTTGGGTGTTTCTTCTAGAGGTCTAGGTTCACTAGAACAAAAGGGAAACGCACAATACGTTAAAAGTGATTTCCAACTTGCAACTGCAGGTGATATCGTCGCAGACCCTTCTGCTCCTGAGGCCTTCGTAGAAGGTATTATGGAAGGTGTAGAATGGGTTATGGAAGGTGGTATCCTCAAAGCAGTTGAAATTGAGTCAATTAGAGATGAATTCAGGTCTGCTAAGCTCAATAAGTTGGAAGAAGTTAAATTAAATGCATGGAAAAGGTTTGTTAAAAACCTTTAACATATAAATAAAAAAGGAAAAACTCAAACAGGAGAAACAAATGGCAGAGTTAGATAAAAACCTAGAAACAGTTGAAGAAACTGTTGAGGCTATTGAAGAAGGTCAACAACCTGATTCAAAGGCAGAAAAGGGTGACAAAGCGCCTGTAAAACAAGGTTCATCTGACGCCGCTTCAATTGAAAGTGGTAAAGGTGAAGTCGTCAAACCTGAAGAAAATCCTGTTGACAAAGCAGTTGCATCTGTGAAGTCCGCTGAAAAAACTAAAGAAGTAAGTGGTGACGCTCAACAAAAAGGTGAGGGTAAACCTGATGCACAACCTAAATTGAAAAAAGTTTCAGAGGGCGAAGATTCTGAGAAGGACTCACCATCTAAGATGGAAACAATTAAGGCAATGGTCAACGCAATGAAGGGTATGGATAAAGAAAAACTTCAGGCAATGTACTCTAAAGTCAAAGATGACGAAGAGGAAGTTGACGAGTCCTTAACAAAGGCAGAAATCGCTCGAAGCATCGTTGAACTTATGAAAAAGAAAGACGATGAGGATGTTAAAAAAGTTATGTCTGAAATGGAATCAGATGAAGACGAAGTCGAAGACGAAGATGACGAGGAAGAAAAAGTAGATGAAGAAACATCTGCTGAACTCGAATCTGAGTTGGTTGAGATGGAAATAGATGACGACCTATCAGCTATCTCTGAAGCATTAGACTTATCAGAAGAAAATACTGAAAAGGCTAAAACAATCTTCAAAGCTGCAGTGTCTTCTAAAGTATCTGAAATCAAGACAGAACTTGAAGAACAATTCAAAGAACAATTAAAAACCTCGACAGAAGAAGTCAAGTCAGACCTCGCAGAAGCGGTGGACAAGTACATGACTTATTGTGCAGAAGAGTGGACGAAAGAAAACGAACTTGCAATCGAAAGAGGTTTGAGATCAGAAATGACCGAAAACTTTATCGAAGGTCTTAAAACATTATTCGTAGAGCACTACGTTGATGTACCTGAAGACAAGTATGACGTTATTGATGAACTCGCAAATCGTCTCGACGAGATGGAAGCTAAACTTGACAGTGAAGTGTCCAAGAATATGGAAGTCACTGAAGAGTTAGATTCACTCAAGAGAAGTAACGTGATCAGAGAAGCCTGCAAAGACTTAACTGAATCACAAACAGAGAAGATGGTTTCACTATCAAATGGTGTAGACTTCCAAGACATTGAAGATTTCCAAGAGAAAGTTTCAGAGTTGAAAGAAGCATACTTCCCAGTTGAAGGTGAGACAATTGCAGAAGAAACTGTTGTTGAAGAAGGAACAGGTGAATTATCAGAAGATAAAGAACCAGTTCTTGACCCAACAATGTCTAAGTATACTTCTGCATTATCAAAACTAAAACCATTAGGTTAATTTAAAGGGGAAAACTTAAAATGTTTTTATCAGAAAACTTACAAGAAAAGTGGCAACCGATTCTAGAACACTCCGATCTTCCTAAGATCGAAGATAACTACAAGCGTGCTGTTACTGCAGTTATTCTTGAAAACCAAGAGAAAGCTCTTAACGAAGACAGAGTTACTCTTGAAGAAGCTGCACCTTTAAATGCTACTGGTAGTTCTGCAATTTCTAACTGGGATCCAATTTTGATCTCATTAGTACGTAGAGCTATGCCAAATCTCGTTGCTTACGACATTTGTGGTGTTCAACCAATGACAGGCCCAACAGGGTTAATTTTCGCAATGAAGGCTAGATATAATGACTATCCTTCAGGTGCTAGAGAAGCACAATCAGAAGCATTAGGTATCAACGAACCTAGAACTGGAAACTCCGCTACAAACGGCCCTAACAGTTCAGCAGGTGTTGACGCTGACCCATCAGGCGACCCATTCGCAGGTGGATATGCAACTGATACAGTAGGCGGAATGTCAACTGCAACTGCAGAAGCTTTAGGTGATTCATCATCTAACGCATTTAACGAAATGTCTTTCACAATTGAAAAGGCAACTGTTACTGCAAAATCCAGAGCATTAAAAGCCGAGTACACACTCGAACTTGCACAAGACTTAAAAGCAATCCACGGTCTTGACGCAGAATCAGAACTTGCAAACATTCTATCATCAGAAATCCTTGCAGAAATCAACAGAGAAGTTGTTAGAGAAGTTAATCTTCAAGCTAAAACAGGTGCTGCTTTAACAGCATCTGCAGGTACTTTCAACCTTGACGTAGATGCAAACGGTAGATGGTCAGTAGAGAAGTTCAAAGGATTGTTATTCCAAATCGAAAGAGAATCAAACGTGATCGCTAAAGAATCAAGAAGAGGTAAAGGTAACTTTATCCTTTGTTCTTCAGACGTAGCGTCTGCTCTTTCAATGGCAGGTGTATTAGATTACGCTCCTGCATTGTCAACTAACTTAAACGTTGATGACACTGGTAATACTTTTGCTGGTGTTCTTAACGGTAGAGTTAAAGTCTACATCGACCCTTATGCTGGTGTTGACTACTTAACAGTTGGTTACAGAGGGTCTAACCCTTACGATGCTGGTCTATTCTATTGCCCATACGTTCCATTACAAATGGTTCGTGCCGTTGGTGAGAATACATTCCAACCAAAAATCGGATTCAAAACAAGATACGGAATGGTATCTAACCCATTCGTAGGTTCAACACCTGCAAATGGTCTTGCATCTGATGGTTCAAACTTCTACTACAGAAAGTTCGCAGTTTCAAACATTCTGTAAACCAAAGTTTAAGAACTTTAAAAAGGGTCTCTTTGAGACCCTTTTTTTTACCTAAATATAAAGTAACAATTTTTATAGGTATACAATATGAGTGAATATGCAAAAACAGTGAAAGTGTTAGAAGGCCCATGGGAAAAAAGTGCATTCCCTGATGGAGTCGAAACGACAGATGTAATTAGTAGGACTATCGCTACACGATACGTTAGAGATGGATATCTTTGCGAAGAGACAGTTCAGAGAGAGTATCGTAACGGAGATTACTATGACACTAAAACGTCTAAAAGGATTATCAAACTAAATGGCTGAAACAACAATAAACAAATCAATTCTGAATAAGAATAATTTTAGACTTCTTATAGATAAAGTTCCTACAGTGGAATACTATATACAGTCTTGCAATATCCCAGGCTTATCATTTACTGAAACAACGTCTGCAACAGGAATTGGTTTGGATGCATTCTTCCCAGGCGATAAAGTGTCATTTGAGACACTAGACTGTACGTTCTTAGTGGATGAAGATTTAGAAAACTTTAAAGAAATCTTTGATTGGATGGATGCGATTGTTCCTGTATCAGACCCCTCATCGTATGAGGCATATGTAGATTCAGTTAAAACAGGTTCAGGTACTTACAGTGCAGTAGATAATGATATGAATCAGTATTCAGACATTACACTAGTAATGAACACTAACAAAAACGTTCCAAATAGATTTATTAGATTCCATGATGCATTCCCAATATCAATCAGTGGTATTGAATTGCAATCAGGGGCAGAGTCAGAGGCAGTAACCTGTAACGTATCATTTAGATTTTCATACTACGAGATAAAAAACACCTCGTAAAATCCCCATAAATATGGTATAATAGTAGAAAATACTACTATTGGATTATTATGACATTAGATGAATTGAAATTAGAATGGTCTAAAGACTGTGAGATTGATGATATTGAACTCGACAAATCATCATTAGAAGTTCCCAAACTACACGCTAAATACTCCGAATTATTAACTGACAGCATTGTTTCCTATAAAGGTAAACAGTTGGAGTATAAACTGCTCTTAAAAGACAAATGGCTGTGGTTTAACGGTAAAATGGACGGTGATCGTATCAAACAACTAGGATGGTCAGATGACCCATTCGATGGTCTTAAAATCATGAAGAACGATATCAATATCTTTTTAGATGCAGACCCTGACATAATGAAGATAAGAACACAACTGGATTACCTCCAAGAGAAGATTGATTTCATAAAAAGATGTATGGATAATATCACATGGAGACATCAAACAATTAAGAACACTATTGAGTGGCGTAAATTTATGAGTGGTATGTAATGTTATTAGAAAGTTATTGTTGTTATATTTCAGAGTTTTTTTCTGATACTGAAGTTCAAGAGATACACAGACAGTCAGATTCATTACCATGGGAAAAGGGTAGAGTTGGTTTTGCAGAAGGTGACCCTGATCAATTGGATGAGGACTTCAATGTAAGAAGTGAAATAAGACAATCTGAAGTTAAATGGTTTGATGAAAGACAACCATTATCCAAAGACCTACTTGAAAAAATACACGAAGGTGTAGGTGAAGTTGCACGAAGAAACAATTGGTCATCGTGGGAATATGATTACTTAGAACCATTACAATACACTGTATATAAACATAGACCTGATGCACCAGTTACAGGAGACTTCTATACATGGCATACAGATGCAGGTTCAGATGCATATAAGAATGGTAGTCAAAGAAAACTTAGTTTCACATTACAATTATCCCATCCTGATGAATATGAGGGTGGTCATTTTGAGTGGTTAGAACCACAACACACTTTTGATAATCTTAGACACAATGAAGATATCATTAGAATCGAAGATATAAAAAGAAGAGCTCCATTCTCTGCACAAGAGAAAGGTAGTCTAATTGTATTCCCTTCCTTTGTACACCATCAAGTAACACCAGTTATAAGAGGTACAAGGATATCACTAGTAGGATGGTTAGTCGGTAAACCATACATCTAATGGAAAAAGTTACTGTACGTAAAGTTGATGAAGTCTTCATGCAAGTCAATTGCGACGATTCACTTGCACGTGATTTGTATGACTTCTTTTCCTTTACTGTACCTAATGCAAAGTTCATGCCTTCCTATCGAAATAAATTTTGGGATGGTAAAGTCAGACTCTTCTCTCTGAAGACTAAAAAGATTTATATCGGACTATTACCATACGTTGATGAGTTCTGTAGAGAACGTGGATTTGAGTTTGGTGGTATTGAAGATGTTATAGGTGAAAAGACACTCCTTACAGATGAGGATGTTGATTTCTTTATTAACGGTGATGACCTAATTCCAGGCTTGGGTCTTCCCTTTGAACCACGTGATTATCAAATAGATGCATTTAAAACTGCAGTGCAATATGGTAGACAACTTCTACTATCACCAACTGCAAGTGGTAAATCTCTAATCATTTATATGTTGTGTAGGTGGTTTGAAGGGGAAATGTCCTTACCTAACTGTAAGACCGTTATAATCGTTCCTACAACGTCTCTAGTAGAACAGATGAGTAAAGACTTCGAAGACTATGGATACAAAGAAAAGGTCTGTAAGATATATCATGGACAAGAAGTGTTTGATGCACCTATTACCATTACCACATGGCAGAGTTTTTCTAAAGCACCTAAAGAAACATTACAGTCATTCGATGTAGTCATCGGAGACGAAGCACACTTATTCAAAGCACAAACACTGAAGAGTATACTAGAGAAGATGTCTTCCACTGGTTTCCGTATAGGTACTACAGGTACACTTGATGGAAGTGAAGTTCATAGATTACAACTCGAAGGATTATTCGGGCCAGTTAAAAAAGTAATATCGTCATACCAACTCATGGAAGAAGGTACGATTGCAAATATTAATATAGATTGTGTCATACTTCGTCATACTAAACAGAAGAAGATGACATATCAAGAAGAGATGGATTATCTCGTAAGTCATCAAGGACGTAATCAGTTCATTACTAATTTAGTTGCATCCCTAAAGGGCAACACACTAGTGTTGTTTCAATATGTAGAGAAACATGGTGAAGTCTTATATCCCATGTTAGATGGCAGAGTACAAGACTTACACTATGTGTATGGTGGAACTGATACTGAAAGTAGAGAAAAGGTTAGAGAGATTGTTGAGAAGTCTAAGAATAGTGTCATACTAGCATCATACGGAACTTTCTCTACAGGAGTTAATATCAAACGAATCGACAACATTGTATTCGCATCACCATCCAAGTCACGTATCAGAAACCTACAGTCTATTGGTAGAGGATTGCGTAAAACGGAAGGTAAAGATAAAATGAGATTGTTTGATATATCAGATGATCTACAAAACGAAAATTATACACTTAACCACCTTAAAGATCGAATAAATATATACAACGAGGAAAATTTTCCGTATGAAATACAAGAGTTCGATTTAAAAGATGGCTAGTCCTAAGGATTTACATTTGGTACCTAATCAATACGAAGTAATCAGACTTGACACAGGTCAAGAGATTATGGGTATGACTAGACGATTGGAAGGTCAGACCGAGGTCACATTACCTATGATGTGTCACCTCTCTGCAACTATGAAAGGTAGAACTATTGCAACCTTCTATCCTTACTCACCTTTATCATCAGACACTACGGTGACAATACCTGATGATATGATCTTACATAGGAACACACTTAATAAACAAATAGTTCCATTCTATGACAACGCATCATCTAAGTGGTTGAACATGGTAGAGACTGGAACTATTCCACTAGATAATAATTTACCAATCGGTGACCAAGTAGATGTCAGGTCACAATTAGATGACTTGGTAAAAAGAATGATGGACATGCAAAGACATCCTGAAGAAGCAGACCTAGAATGGTTAGAGGCTATGCAAGAGGAACTGGATTTGGAACGTGACGAATACGAAGATTTCTTTTCTGCAAGACCACCTAAAGACAAGAAGAAAATCCACTAATGGAAATTTTTTTACTTGCAACTCTAATGATGTTGCCTATAATCACAGGCGCATATACTTTCTATAAATCATACAAAGTTTGTCCATAAAATAATTTTCAAAAATATATCTGTTAGAAATAAAAGTTTTATAAATATCCACGTGTATAACGTGCAGTTATATCACATTATCAATGGAGTTAATAAAACAATATGACTGAATTGGTCAAAAAATTAGTACGTGATGCCGAGCATGGAATTCGTGGTACTACTGAAGCTGACTTTTTAGAGGCACTTGAACTAGTGACTCTCGTTTTAGTATTCGTGACTTGCACATTCGCCATTGCACCTATCGTTTAGGAGAACAAATGAAAAAACAAATTTTTGCACTTATAGTTACTCTTGGGTTTGTAACAAATGCATACGCAGATGACTGGAGAATGAGAAAATTTGACTTAGATTCAGATGGGTTCGTCGTCCCTAGTGAATTATCACAAATGGGTTGTGTCGTTAAGCCTGGGCTTTTTAAGCATGCTGACAAAAACAAAGATGGTAAACTATCTAAGAAAGAACTTAGAAAGTCATCAGAGTATATGATCAGAAACAGGTGTCCAAAAAAATCTGACTGATGTCACAGTTATCTCTACCTCTAAATAAACCTAGAGATGCATCACCTGAAGAGGTTAAAGAGTGGGAAAGGACAGACTTCTTTCGCAGTGGAAAACCTGACCCACTCATGTATTTCGTCGTCATACCAACGTTAATACAGTTGACGATGTTTGGTGGGATGTTAGGAATCTTTTGGTTACTATCCCCATCCTATGCAGGATAATCTCTTTATATAAGCATCCCCTGTGGGACATAATTAGTATATCATATTTTTATGAATGTACAAGGGACTTTTTTAATTTTTTTTATATAAATATAGAGTGGATGAACTACAGAAAATTATACAAAGAATAGAAACCTTAGAGAAGGATTCTCATCCTCCTATAGGTCTTTGTGAATTTGATGGGTTCAAAGAGTTGTTAGAACGACTGGAGAAGATAGAATATGCCCTATTCGAAAGAGGTATTGGAGAGGTTCGAACAAGTAACGAACAATCCTAAATCATTCAACGTTGGGAGATTTGACCCCAACGACCCCAATGTCGCAACTGGAATGGCTGGTGCTCCTGCATGTGGAGACGTAATGCGACTTCAATTAAAACTAGATATCGATGACAGAATCGAGGATGTTGTATTTAAAACATACGGATGTGGTTCTGCAATCGCAAGTTCTTCTATGTTTGTGGATATGTTAAAAGGTAAAACAATAGAAGAAGCAAAACTAGTTAAAGATAAAGACATTGCAGATGCATTAGATTTACCACCTATTAAGATTCACTGTTCAGTCCTTGCAGAGGAAAGTATCCATAAAGCAATAGAGGACTGGGAACAAAAGACTGCACATAGGAAACATAATCTCTATCCTGAAAACGGACTATGATAGAAGTTACAAATGAGGCGATTACTCAAATCCTATCGTTGCAACAAAGGGATGGATTTAACCACATCAGAGTTGGTGTTACTGGTGGGGGTTGTGCTGGTTTTGAATACATCTTTGATAGCTCTATGGTTCCTGATGCACATGATACCATCGTAGATTATGGAAAATTCTCTATACTAATCGACCAAGATAGTGTACCATATATAGAAGGTATGACACTAGACTTTGTAATAGAAGGACTCAATTCCTTTTTTAAATTTATAAATCCTAAAGAAACTGCATCATGTGGATGTGGTGTGTCTGTAAATTTCACTGTTTAATAAATATATAAAACCCCCTTGTAGAATCAGGGGTTTTCGTGTATTATATACGTATGACTACTAAAAAAGACCCTAAAAAGGCAGAACACTATGTTAACAACAAAGAGTTCACTCAAGCAGTCTCCGATTTTAATCAAGCGGTTAAACTCGCAGAATCAAAGGGGAAAACCCCACCAAGGATGACCGAGTACATAGGAGAGTGTATCTATAAGATCGCAACTCGACTATCTACACGTCCAAACTTTATCAATTATACTTACAGGGATGAAATGATCTGTGATGCAATTGAAAATTGTATTCAGTATATTGGTAACTTTAATCAAGAAAAATCAAATAATGCATTCGCATACGTCACTCAAATCTGTTATTATGCATTCCTAAGACGAATTCAAAAGGAGAAGAAACAGGTATTCATAAAACAACAGGCGATTGATGCAACGAATGTGACCATGGATGCTTTCGAAACGATTGATGGAGTCTATGACCCAAGTTTAACCAATACCAACGTAGAGTGGATGCAAGAGAACATGAATCGTGTTGAATACGAACCAAGGAAATCAAAACGAACAAACAAAAAGAAAACATCAACATTAGATAAATTTACAGAATGAAATTTGCGATACTGAACGATACCCATTGTGGTGTCAGAGGTGACATGATTGAAATGGCCAAATATCAAGGTCGTTTTTATAATGAAGTGTTCTTTCCATATTTGGATGAACATGATATTAAACACATTGTCCACCTAGGAGATTACTTTGATAGAAGAAAGTATATTAACTTTGCATCTATGAAGGCAAATCTAGATCACTTTATAGAACCTATGAATGAACGTGGGATTACTATGGATTTGATTCTAGGTAACCATGACACCTATTATAAGAATACCAATGATGTTAATGCACCTGAGTTGTTGTTATACAATCAACCAAACGTTAACGTTATTTCTGAACCTATTGTAAAGGATTTTGATGGGTTTAATGTTGCACTGGTTCCATGGATTAATCCTGAGAACTATGCAGACTCAGTTGAATTCTTAATGAACGCAAATGCAGAATGGTGTATGGGACACTTCGAATTTGAAGGTGCATTGATGATGCCAGGCATGACGTGTCAACATGGACTTGACCATTCTTATGTAAAACGATTCGAGAAAGTTTTAAGTGGACACTTCCATCAAAAATCTGAATTCGCAAATATCAGATACCTAGGGTCTCAGATGCAATTCACTTGGTCTGACTATGGTGATGGTAAACACTTTCATATCTTTGATACTGAAACACGTGATCTACTTCCTGTACACAATCCTATTACAATGTTTGAAAAGGCATTCTATGATGATACAAAGGAAACATTTGAAACAATATCAAATGCAGATTACTCAAAATACACTGGTAAGTTTACTAAGATTGTAGTTGTCAATAAAGACAATCCTTATTGGTTTGATACATTCTTAGACAAAATACATGCAGTAAGTCCTCTTCATGTTTCAGTTGTTGACGATAATAAACACATGGACTTTATGGATGATGAAGATATGGGTGACGTTGAAGACACTCTAACCATCCTCACAAAGTACATAGAAGGTCTCGACATTCAAGGGAAGAAAAAACCTCTTACAGATTTGATGACCTCATTATATAATGAAGCCCTTGATGAACATAACTATCTATGATAAATTTTCGAAAAGTAAGATACAAAAATTTACTGAGCTCAGGTAACAAGTTTACTGAAATACAACTAGACTCACATCAAACAACATTAATCTTGGGAGAGAATGGTGCAGGGAAGTCTACCCTATTAGATGCACTTTGTTTTGGACTCTATGGTAAAGGGTTCCGTAATCTCAAGAAAGACCTTCTTATCAATTCTATCAATGGACGTGACCTTGTAGTTGAGGTTGAGTTTGATATTGGTAAGAAACGATACAAAGTACTCCGTGGTGCGAAACCAAATAAGTTTGAATTGTACATGAATGATGTACTTATCAATCAAGATGCAACCATGAGAGACTATCAAGAACACCTAGAAAAGAACGTACTCAAAATGAGTTACCGTTCCTTTACTCAAGTCGCAATACTAGGTTCTGCAAACTTTACACCTTTCATGCAGTTAAAGGCAGTTGAAAGACGTAAACTTGTAGAAGACTTGTTGGATATCTCTATCTTTACAACTATGTCTGACATACTAAAGAAAAAGATTTCTGACCACAAGATTGAAGTGAATGACAATAATCATGAAATTGAAATATTAGAAGAACGTATCAACGGACTTAATAATCAACTCAATGCACTTCGTGAAAATCGTGAAAAGAAAATCAAACAGTATGAATCCACCGTTGATGAAACACAAAATAACATCGATAAACTTTTAGGAGAAGTGGATGAAAAGACGAAAGATGTGGTGGAGAAAAAATCCACCATCAAGGATAAAGACCCTCAAGGCGATAGACTCAAACAAGCAACAGAATTGGAGAGACAGTTGCAAGAGGCTCGTAGAAAGGCAATTAAAGATGTCGAATTCTATGAGGAAAATGATGACTGTCCAACGTGTAAACAGGGGTTAGATCAAGAACACAAGGAGAAACACATTGCAGAACGCAAGGCGAAGGCAGATGAGATCAACCATGCAATTGCATCAATCGAGGAGACGATTAATTCAGCACAATCAAGACTCGACGAAATCTCACAGGTACAGGATAGTATCGAAAAGGTACAAAAGGATATCGGACTTCTTCAATCGGAAGTGGTTTCAAACCAAAAATTTATTAAGAAGATTCAAGGAGAGATCACTAAACTTGAGGAAGAACAAACAGGGAACAATAATGTACAAGATGAAATAGAAACTGAAGAAGATTCTTTAGACATCCTACACAGAAAGAAAGAGAATTTAGTAGAACAGAAACACTATCATGATATTGCAGTGACACTTCTACGTGATCAAGGTGTAAGACAAAAGATTATCAAACAGTACGTTCCAATCATGAACAAACTGATTAACAAGTATCTTGCACAATTAGAATTCTATGTTGGTTTTGAATTAAACGAATCATTTGAAGAAACCATCAAGTCTAGGTTCAGGGATGTATTCAAATACGATAACTTCTCACAGGGTGAAAAGATGAGGATTGACTTATCATTACTATTCACTTGGAGAGCTGTTGCACGTATGAAGAACTCAGTGAACACTAATCTATTGATATTAGACGAAGTTTTTGATAGTTCACTTGACACTAATGGAACAGATGATTTCTTAAAACTTCTAAACACCTTGACAGAGAAGACTAATGCATTTATTATTAGTCATAAAGGTGATGTATTATATGACAAGTTTGAGAATGTGATTCGTTTTGAGAAACATAAAAACTTCTCTCGCAT